GTACCATCTCCTCGAACCTACACACATGCTGGAAATCATTGTCCTGCTGGTTGTCGTTGAAGAACTGTAGAAACTGCGCATAGCCTGAATCCTACCAAGCCCTGACCGAATCCCAGACCGAATCCCAGACCGAATCCCAGACCGAAGCCCTGACCGAATCCCAGACCGAAGCCCTGACCGAAGCCCTGACCGAATCCCTGACCGAATCCCTGACCGAATCCCTGACCGAATCAATAAACTGTACTGGTGAGTCATACCACGTGAATTTTGTTGGAGCTTTTAGTTCTGCTACCACATAAGCCTGAGAGATATTAGATTCGGCCAATCTCTCATCGACTGGGCCGGGTTGAAGATACACGTTAATTTTCTCTTGAGCGTATTGCTTCAAGTACGCTTTTTGAATATCGTCAAACTTGCCATTCTTCCAATCAAACCCTTGAAATATCTCGTTCATCAGTCCCAGACTTTCTGCACAATCTTTATGAATGGGTTGTACTCTGTTTTATGGTTTATGATGTACGCGCCTGGAGCTAGGTAGGCCGTTTCGTGTATGTCAAATGACTTCTTGTGAAACAGTTTACCGACTTCGTGTAATAGGACTGCCCTGGTGTCCCCCTCTATTACTTCCATTTCTGTGGAAGATTCGATGACATGGTTGTGGCCTGACTCCGAATGCCCAGCGATAAACACCTTGCACTTAGTAGTCGCACCCTCAGGCATCGCGTCTACTGGTATAAGCCAGTTTTCGCCGTGCATGACGACGACTCGTTTGCCGTCTTTTAGGTTCGTAGGGTTCATATATTCTCCTTTTCGGTACGAAGCACCGACGTTTGTTAAACTTCAAGCATTTTCTTAGCGTAAACGTCTTGGGTCATCTCTTTGTACCCCATAGCTTTAAGCTCTTTGAGCGTTTCGCCAGATATTAAACCGTCAATCTCTGCGATTAGCTTCGTGTTCTTCTCTATCGTGTCTTGACTATTTTCTATCTCACGAACCTTTTTAGATCTGGCTTTTTCTAGTTCCAGATTCAACTCTTCAGGACTAGATGGAAAGATTATGTAATCTTTTGTGCCTCGAATAACCTTGTGGTCAACATCTAGGCTTGAGTACCTGTAGCAGTACTCAGTGGCTTCGATTATCGCGTTCTCGCCATCGTTATGTACTGCCTTGACCACTCCAAAGTAGGTGCGGTCATCATAGGAATCATCAAACCTTTTGTAAACATCACCTGCTGTCACACTGGTAATACGTATGACGTTTGCCGATGTCTGGATTGCTTGTTTCGTTATCATAATGTTCCCCTTGTTTAAATAGTGACCTTATGCCTATTTACGCCATAAATTACGTCTTGTGTTGCTTATGACAGCGTTAGCCTCTAGCCACTTTAAACGCTCTTCTAGCCCATGTATATCATTCGTCAACGCTTCAATTTGTGTCCTTGCTACAACATCCATACTAATCGCCTCAACTTGAGTAGCCGAAATAGCTTCCGCAAATGGCTCCATACTCGCATTGACTGGGCTCACCTTCTGTGGCTTACTATCATTTTTAGAACTTCTTTTAATAGACTGTTGAGTATTGTAATCTCTAAACTTTTCAAAGCTATCATGCTTCATGTACGCCTTGACGCTCGCAACAGATATGCCTAACAATACAGCTATGTCGTCGTTGCTAGCGCCAGCAGTACGCATCGCGTGGGTGCTATTGAATCTCGCTCGAGAAAGCTCTGACGCATCTATCTTTTTAGTCACCTTCATGAAAATCTCCTTGCTCACAATCCTATAATATAGTTATAAATAATTGGTCCAGCTACATAATATCCAAGTGCTATCACTCCTATTGAAAGAACTGTATATATAGCTATTTTTTTGAATATTTTCTTTTCCACCATGATATCCTCTTTTCATTCTTATGAGCCTCAAAGCGAAGTACGAAAGAATCCAAGTCTTTACCCTTGAACTTTGCGCCTCTTTGAAGCCCTGCCGCCTTTTTCACCGGCGATACGGGCTCTTTGGCTGCCAGTGAGCCCGTCGCTGCCTTTAGTTTTGCTAGCAAATCCACCACCGACACTATTACTACCCCCCCTTGCACCAATAATTGAATAAAAATTAGTACCGTACTTCTCTCGATTTTTAGCAGCTGTCTTTAGACCACCGCTCCTAGTACCTGCCATACAAATCTCCTTGCTATTTTTTAGATCTCTTAGAGCTACCGCCTTTAGACGAAGCGTGTAAATGATCCAATTTATTCATTGTAGTGAAACCGCCCTTACCGCCACCAAGTTTGCCGCCATTCCTGCCACGACGACGCATTTCTTCTAGGTATCCTTCTTCGCCACCATATTTACGGACAAGGGCTTCCCTAGCTCTCCCCTTCTTACTCAAGCTCCATGCCATAGTCACCCCTTAATTTTTAATCAGCTAGCTGTTCAATTGCTATGTGATCAACTGTAGCACAAGCAAGATTTAATGTCAAGACTTTTTTAATGTTGATGCTCGGCTACGCAGTACACCAATCAGAGTGTTGACATCGCCATGATAAGATTGTGCTGACTTGAAGTCTCTATAGGCATCTGTATATTGAACCTTTGTATCGTAGTGGGTAATACGTGCGGTATTCTCTGCTTTTCCGTCAGTGCTCTTATTGGCCTTTTCTTCCATGAAAGTCTTTGCTACCTCGTTTTTATACATGGCCTCGAGCTTATTGCTCAGATCCTCGTAAAACACTGCATAGTAGCTTATAGAGAAGTTTATAGCTGACAATTCAAGCGCTACCCTCTCGATGTCATCAACACTCATCGAATCTTTCGCCAGATAGGCTTTCTCCTGCATCGCTCTGAGTGCTATCAATATATCGTCAAAGCTTTTTCCTGGCTTCATCTACTACTCCTTTATCTATAAAATCAACCGCTACTCTATACCCACACTCACAGGCATGCATATGTATATATGGCGGGCTGGACGGCCCAGAGTATGAACCGCCCTTGTTATGCAAAACACCATCGTCCATCGTTGGCCTGTTGACTCTATGGTCAACCGACTGTCTCACCGCTACATTGCGAAACGAGTGCCGATGCGTATCGCCAGTCTTTTGTACAAACATGACAGTTTAAGCACTTGTCCTAGGTGCTAGTTAAAAGGAATTTCTGATACGTCTATTGGCTCGTCGCTGCTTTCATCAACATTTGGAAAAGCTTTCTTGACTTCCAATGGTGTCGGTTTGAAGGTACCAGCGGCAAACTCAGCCAACCAATAAACATTATGCACACTAGGTGCGGCACTAATAGCCTTAACAATGTCTATCTTTGCAACTTCATCAAGCTGTTCCTTTGTGAGCTCAGATTTCTTAGGGCTTGGTACAATATTGTATTTTGTATCAGTCCCCTCACCTTGACGAGTAACCTTGATGTTGTAGCCTTTGATGTCGCCATAATCCTCATCAGAATCATAGGCTGCAATCTGTTTAAAGAATGTAGCTGACTGCGTGAAGATCTGTGCCATATCAGCGCTGAGGTTGTAGATAACCCATCCGTACCTGGTTGAAACCTTACCCTGGTAGTCACTGTCAAAGATAACTGGTTCACCAGCAATACGCATAATGACTGTCTCGCCATCCTTGATCTTTAGAAACCCGCCTCCATCACTTGATGGTGGGGTATATGTTTGGTAAATACTCATATCTAACTCCTTTATTATTTAACTTCTAAAACTTCTGACTGATACTCAACCCAGTTATCGCCATCCCAGTGATGAATATCCAATCCCTCAACCTTCCAGCCTCCAGCAGACATAATAGCTGCATAGAAGGATAGTTGGTTCCAATAAACAGTGAGCTTTGCTTTATTCAGCTTAGCGTTTGTCTTGTAGTCGCCAATACGACAACTTGATTCTCCGGTTATAACTAGACGATCAATCTTTCCGGCCCGTTTCTTGTTGTGATCAACGACAACAGCTTCACAGATAAAATTCGGTTCCTGGTGAGATTCATAGAAGCTGTCTACGGCCTTACGTAATGTCGGGTGATATTCGATGTGGTATTCCTTGCCTAAAGCTTCAGAAATGTCCCTGTATGAGCCATACAGCTCCAACGCATCATGCAATGCTGTACCAAAGTTGCGCGATGCCTCGCCTTTTTTGTTCCAGGCAGCTAGTATCTTATCTACGCTAACATTGTGCTTGAGTGCCATCTTGGTCGCTGTAGCAGTGGTGTCAAAACCTTTGTCAAACTGCTCCGCATACTTGCTCCCACTGAGATATACCTCACCATTCTCATTGAAATAGGTGTGAGTATCATCGTTGTAATATATCGTGCCGCCTACAAAACACTTCAATAGATCACCTTGCAACTCTTCCTTCGGTCGGCGTGGCGCAAAATCATCAGGAAATGCAGAGTATGCATCACTAATAACCTTCAGCTGACGAAACGCATCACGCTTTGCATCAGCAACAGTATCACCATACCCAATAATTGATGGTGATATGTTCTGGTAGTTGCCAGTGTTTATAGTAGCTACAAGTTCAAACTTCTCCATACTAGTACTCCCTATCGTTGTAGCCCTGCGGCTCACCGTCAATTGTTGGTTTAGAAGTGTCTTTGTCAAAAGACTCAAACACTATCATGAGCACGTGCAGAATAGCTATCATCGCCCAAAAAGCTATAAATAGCTGAACTGCTAAAACTAAAAGATTGATCATCTGTCGCCTTTCTCTTGGCTAGCCTTATGTAACGCTACGATTCTATGAATGCTCATTGAAACGTCCTTGCCAGACTGATCCACAAAGTTATATATAGGATGAGCCGACAATTTCATTCGTAAGCTGTTCGATGTTACATACCATGCAATGGCCTTTTCTTGGTCTGCGCTACGTTTTTGCATATCTTTGAAACTCCTGCCAGCCGAGCGACTAGCTGTTTGAAAAAGTGGTAATTGGTTCATGGTGTATATACATTAGAATGGCTTTCCTACTGGCGTAGATGGTGTGGATGATGTGGATGATGTGGATGATGTGCTGAAATCAAGTGGACTGCCAATAACCCTCAACCAGACATCTTCCAGAGCCATTGCATAGCTTTTAAAAGCAATACCACCCTTGTTTATATACTCAGCTTCATACGCTCTTGACTCCATAAGCTCAAGAATGATCTGATATAACATTGCTTCGTTCACTACCATTGTTTTGTATCTCCTTGCTTAAGTGATGTATCTAATGTAGCACAAGCTGCTATAGATTGCAAGAAGATTTTATGACTGGTTCAAATATTTTTGGGCATACTCCGCCTTTATACTCTTGTCGTATATTTGGCCGAGTGAGTCCCTAGTAACAGCACCAGATAGGACTCTCAACCCCTATTGGTCATACGTTCTGTCTCATAGGCTAGCAAGAGACCAGGTTGTGAGGCGGGGCGCACATTGCCTGGATTTTGTCAGCCTATGATCTACGTCTTTATTTTTCTGGTTAGGTCGTACAACTAACCCACTAGAGCCTATTTGTTAACCAAAAAACCCGCAACACGATGTGCTACGGGCGTTTTTGGATGTGTGACAATAAGATATTGCATTTCTATTGTGCCATTTAGATCTGCTGATTTCAATGTCTTTTGATCACTCATGATCATAGACTACCTTTTTTCATGGAAAATTCAACCCATAAATCCCCGATTCTTAGTCTGGCGTATAACTGGCGGTAAAATTTTTACAGAGGTGGTTTGTCTATTCATGCCCGCGCGAGAAAGTTTTACTACCTTATGTAGATTTTTCTGTATGCTGTTCATAATACAACAAATATCTGCCAGTTTCGGCTGGTGTGTCAATTCAAAAATATTTTACGACATGCCGTTTACATTTGCAATTGATACTTGTTCGCCTTCGATCTCGATGACCGTCAGAGGGGCTTGTATTGATTCCTGTAGGCCAGTGAACAGGTCCATATCTATTCGCTTTGGTCGCTTGCTATAGTTGCACACTGCACATAAATTGCATATACAGTAGCCCCAGTCTATGCATGCACCGAATAGCGAAACACCGCGTATTACAACGCGGTGTTGTCCTGGTTTTAGGTGGCAAGTGCCACAATATCGCTGACACCTGCCATGCAAGATGCATTGTGCTCGTTTTAGTCGTCCAGTAGTAGGCATAATAAGCCAATAATACCAAACATCAGTAGCATTATATAGCCCCTGTTTGCCATAAGACTATGATCATTGCTAGAACCGTAGCAACCAGCACACCGGCCATAAAATAGCGTTCTGTATCGTCGTCATATTTTTGCATGTCTACCACTCCATATCTGGTTGCATTACCTGCACACTGTAGCCCTGTGATTCAAGGTACGCTACAGCTGCTAGTTTTTTCTGTTCTTCGGTGTCCTGTTCAATCACAGTGTCGGCTGCAATGTTTGCTGTGAACATGCCAGGGTCAAATGCTTTGTTGTTTGCTTGCAACGCATCAGATATGCAAACAATGGCAAGCGCCACGCCGGATGTCTTTGTACCGATCACTGATTGACTCATGTTATACGCCTTGGCTAGCGCATCCGTCAGTAGTTCATAATCTTTACGTGTCATCGTGATAACTCCGCTAAAATGGTAGGGTTGCCGTTATTTTTAATTGCTCAAGCGTGGCCCAAGAGTTGCCCCATGTTACAGATGCGCTATGTTGGTGGCACATGCTGCATAGATCTTGCTCATCGGGTAGCACTTTTTCTTTATAGATTGGACAAAGAGGGTAGCCCTCGTCGTCTTTGTTCAGCTTGTCAAAGGTCGCTTTGCTCAAAAACTGTACGCCGTCTGTACTCTTGAACACTTTTAACTTACCGCCGTCTGTTGCATAGTTGTCGTTCATAAACTGCACCCATTTTCTGGCCTTTGCTGCCGTCTTGCATAGTTCGAAGCCAGTTGTTGAACCGTCGCCGTTTACGCGGTATGTTAAATACTCACTAGGTCGCATTTTTAACCATTCAAACCATTTCTGGCCGTCTGTATATGATGCTTTATACATGTCATGCCTCACTCTCTGGCACCCCTGCCCATTCAAGTAGAACAGTGTCGCTCTGGTCGATGTGATCGGCTAGTGATTGCAATTCGGCAATTTCTCCATAGCTGATGCTTTCGGCTTCAATCTTACTGCGCAAGTATTCTAGCCTTTGAGTGGTCTGTTCGTTTGTCATGGTTTACCCCTTGTCTTTCTTGTACTGTTCGGGTTGACACCTCCAACAGTACTTTATCTTATGGCCCTTGTTTATATCTCCGCATACATTGCATTTATACATGTTTATGCCATTCTTCCGTCTTGGTAAAATTCGTACTCTGACTGCTTCCATGTTTCTATTGCTTTTTTCTGTGCTTCCTTGCTTAGTTCGTCGAAAGTATACACAGTGTGCTTAGTAGTGAAAGTACGCATGTCAAACCCCCCTATACAGTCGCGCGATGCGCTGCTGTTCGTTAGTTGTATATTCGTTGATCTGTTGCCTAAGTTGCTTCAGTGTGTCGGCCTCCAGCGTTACTATATAACCCGTCATACCGTTTAGTGTATAGGCTCGCCAGTTTTGCCTGTGTTGAATTGCAAAGCCTTTGTACCAACTATGCGGGGCGAAGTTCAGCTGTAGACTCATGATATACGCCCCCTCTCATCCATTAGTATGTTGATGTCCTGCTGCTTGCTTCGGTTGCCCTCTGCTAGCATTAAAGTGATTCTGTTGACCAAATCAATGCTTTTTGTATAGTCCTTGATGTCTTGTGCACATAGCATATGGTACACAAATTTGTCGCCCTCGTAGCTGAGAGTGTTCATATATTCCACTGTTAGCCATTGGCTAGCATCGTCATAGTTGAACCGTAGCAAATCTTTTTGTATTGCCAATTCAAAGTACTTGTATACCGTTTTAAGCTGTGTTTTTTTCATGGCTATAGACCGGCCTTATGTATTGATTCGTATGTGTCAATACCCTTTGTCCATTTGATCTTATGCTCTGTGTAGCCCATGTACTCCAGTCGTTTTGCGAGTTGTTTTATATCACGAGTAAGCACACCGTCAATTGATACACCTGCTGAACTGCTGACGGCCGTACTTGCGGTGTTGCCAGTAACATACTTTTTTGTAATGCTGTTGTACTTGATGAAATTACAACCGCCATAATATAACGGCTTGCTAAAAATTATTGTTGACGCGTTGTACAGCTTTTGCTGCTTTTCATAGTCGTTCATTGTAGTGCCCTTGCTGCCTGTTACAATGCCACAGGCGGGGCGATTGGTTAAAATGAGTATTGTCCAGTATCTGGCAATTCATTGCCGTTGTCGTCTATATTGACTGCGTAAAGGTCTTCACAGATACCTTGCATACGAACTTCTTTTGATTCGTTTGTCACACCGCCTAATGTTTCGAGTGGCGTATCGCCTGTTGCTTCATCAGCGAACAGGTCGATCTCTGCCCTTGCATCGCCATAACTGTCAAACTCTGTTCTGCCTCGTAGGTTGCAATTGTTGCCCATCCAGTCACGTATAATCCATTTACTGCTACCCATTGTGTTACCTCCGAACGGTACAGGCTTGAATGCTTGAACCGTCTTCAAACTTAGTTAGTGTATGGCAGGGTGTGATTGAGCCGAACAGCGCCAAATCAATCGCTAGGGGTATCAGTAGGCCCAACACCACGCCAATAGCTAGGATCGTTGTCTTACTCATAGTGTTACACCGCGTACCGTCAATACGACGGCAATATAGTTGGTTGCTTGTGTTGTATCCATAGCTATAGCCCCTTTTGTGCTTATAGGTTTATAAAGATGTATTTGTTCGGTTCGTCGTAATGACGGACAACAAACAACTTTTTTGTTTGTGGCATATAAGCCCCTTTGTTTATGTTTTGGTTGAGATGTACTAGACACGCATCGTACGCGTTGTATGTACGCCATACTGTCATGATGTCTAGTACATCGTTGTTGCTAGCTGTTCATTGCTAACTGTTAGTAGTGTAGCATAAGCAACTATTATATGCAAGGGGAATGTTGAGAAAGTGGAGTTGTACCCCAGTTATAAGATTGGTAATATAGGGCTATGACTGATACAAAGGCATACAATAAGGTGTATAAGCCAAAAGGCGGTGTAAAGAAGAAGAAGAATTTTACTACTAGCCAGGGTAACAAGGCAAGGTTGACATATAAGCAAAAGAAGCTTGAGGATCTTGCTTTGCAGGGTATGAGTAGAACACAGGCAGCAATGAAAGTGTATAACACTAGTGATTATTCGGTAGCCGCAAGTATAGCAAGCGAGAACTTGAAGAAACCGCAAGTTATTATATATAGAGAGGAACATGTTGATAAGGCGAAGGCTAGGATTGTTGAGTTGGTTGATTCTGAAAATGAAAGTGTTGCTTTAAAAGCAAGCGATTCGATACTTGATCGACAGTTAGGAAAAGCAACGCAACGTATCGAACAAAACACCACTGTAACAGAGGTCAGTAACGATCAGATTAGCAACGCTGCTAGTCTTGCAGCACAATTCGTTATGTTTCTTAAAGCAGGTATGCAACCGCAAAGTGTAGAACCGCCTACAATTGACGATGTAAAGCGATGATACATATATATATGCATGATGCATAATTGCTATGTCGCACAATATACATTTTCAGACATACGCAACAGGGGTAGATCCATACATGCATAGCACACAAAGAGGTATACGCTACCTATAGCGTTGACAGATGTATGTATATGTTATGCAATAGCAATGATGTATCGTGTACAACGCAGGGAAAAACGAACCTTCTGTAATTGCGTAGTGTTAGATACTATAGGACTCCAAACTCAAAATTTTTTCTAAAATTAAAAAGACCTGCTTGTGCTTAGTGTATAAAAATAAAAGAGCTGCTATAGCCCTTTTGTAAACTCCACCCTCCTCGTTACACTACCACCCGTATCATTCTAAATAGGAGTATGACCCAACCATGTCAAGTTTGTCAAGCAGTGGTTTTACGTGTTTTGCAGTCATTATAACTGGTGGACTGTTGCATATTCTACATTACTGTTACTATAGGCTCATCTATGGATGACAGTATGCTCAGTGAAGAAATGGTTGCACAGTTAAAGGCAGCAACGCCTATTGCGTGGGCTCTGCTGAATGGCTTTGTGACTGAGAACCAGAAGCCTTTGGAGTTTGAGCGGCATCGTTTTCTTATAGACATCATGGCTGATATGCATCCAGATATTGTATGGATGAAGTCTGCTCAAGTGGGCTTGTCTGTTGCTTCTATAATCAAGGTTATTTGGTTGGCGAAGTATATGAAGATGAATGTTATTTATGTGTTGCCCACTAACAATGTCGTGAAGGACTTTGTGATTCCAAAGGTGGATTCGCTTATAAGTTCTAATCCTGCTATATCTGATATTGTTAGCAAAGACTCTGTTAGTTTGAAACAGGTTGGCGATAGGTTTATCTATTATCGTGGGGCTTTTAGTGAGCGTGAGGCTATTTCTTTATCTGCCGATGCTCTGATTATTGATGAGCTTGATCGTTGCACTGATTTAAAGGTGCTCCAGACATATGATAGTCGCTTACAGGCGAGTGATTGGGGTTGGCGTTGGCGATTTAGTAATCCTTCTATTCCTGGGTTTGGTGTGCATGAGTTGTATGAGAAGTCTACGCAGCATCATTGGTTTGTGCGGTGTCATCATTGTAGGCACCGGTCATTTATGCATTATGAGGAGGATCAGTATTACCACTCGCATTATGTGAATGAGGAGTTGTCTATATATGCTTGCGGCAAGTGTCACAAGGAATTGTCTATTGACGACCGTATCAATGGTGAGTGGATTGCGAAGTACAGGGCGAGGGCTCGTAAAGGGTATTGGATCAACCAGATGATGGCTCCGTGGGTTCCTGCGAGCTACATTATTGAGAAGAGGTATGAGAACAACCCAGCTTTCTTTTATAACTTTGTGCTAGGTTTGCCCTATCAAGCAAGTGACATGATGTTGGACAGGCAGGTTATATTAAATGCTTGTGCGCCTATTCTCATTGAGTACGATGATATGGTTATGGGCACCGATGTTGGGCTAAAGAAGCACTATGTGCTTGGTAATGCGAATGGCGTTGTGCGGTATGGTGACTCAATGGATTGGGAGAGTCTGGAAGCTATATTCTTAGCCAATAACTGTCGCGCGTGGGTTATAGATGCCAACCCTGATCAGACGATCCCAAGGAAACTAGCTAAGAAGTACCCTGGGCGGGTGTTTATAAATTTCTATATCCAAGACAAGAAGAATATGGGTATCATACGTTGGCTTGATGGTGATCATAAAGGGGTGGTTCATGCTGATCGTACCAAGATTATTGATCATGTAGTGATGGAGATCCAGAACAAGGATATTAAATTCCGTATAAATCCGCATGATATGGATGAGTTTATTTATCATGCCACCAATACCTATCGTGTCACCGAGGATGATGGCTTTGGCATGAGCAAGTCCAAGTGGGCAGTGAAGGAGGGCAAGCCAGATCATTTGCTACATGCTCTTATATATTGGCGTATTGCTTTGACTAAGGTGATGCAAGGATCTGGTATGATCATAACTCCAAATGCGCCAGGCAAAACCAAGAGCGGTTTCATAACCAACCCTTACACTAATAAGATGGAGGGATTTCATATAGATCTTGGTAAAATAGTTAAAGAGAGTACCAAGAAGAGCAAGGACTGGTTTTATAAATAGTGGAAGAGTATATATCTATCTATTTCAACAAGGACAATATACCTCGCACGGTTGAGCACCGCTGTGTTCGCTGTGGTGGGTTGATGTTTAAAGTCAACAAACTCGTTGTTATGATTTTCAATTCTACCGGTTCACCCCTGACGCAACTTGACAATGGTACAACTATGGTTGAACATAAATGTTCTCGTTGCAATACATTCTATCGTGCATTTTTTAGCTAATCTCTGTGCCGTATAATTAGAGTATGAATATATTTGATAACGAGGTAGATTCCCCAAAAGACACTGGGCAAACTGACGTTGTTCCCCTGTTGGATTTATCTATACCTGATCAAGAGCTCATCGGCAATCTGTCTAAATCTATAAAGTCTGCCGAGGACTATTGGAATGATCCGAAATCTCACAATCTGCGATCAGTCCGAGAGAATAATGACAAAATGTATCTCGGCAAGCATTACGATCCACGAAAGTTGTACGATCACAATATTCCATACCAGGAGAATCAACTTTTTGTTGGCACTGAAACAATTATTGCCACCGTTACTAACAGGATTTCAAAGGCTGAGGTATATCCAGGCAATGACAATACTGCAAGTCGCCAGTTTGCTATTGATCTCGAGAAAACACTTTTTGCTCATTCTGAGAAACATGAGCTGAATAGGTTGCTTGATCCAACGGTTCGTAATTTATTGCTTAAGCGCATTGGTGTTGTCAAGCTCGAATTTGATAAATTGACTGGCGATATTGTGCCTAGAGTCATAAAGCCGGAGAGGCTTGTAGTAGACAAATATGCTGGCATGGGGAAGAACCCTCGATTTATAGCTGAGCAGATAACCGAAACATTACAAGATTTGTTGGCAAAGTTTCCTAGCAAGAAAAAGGCCATCATGGATGATCTTGGCTTCACTAACATGTCTCAGCAACGCTTGCAGTCAGAGGTTACGTACTATGAGGTATGGTTCACCTACTACGAGAACGACAAGCCGTGGGAGGGTAAGGCATCATATTTCAATAAGGTGATGCTTGAAAAATCTAAGACTCCTCACTGGAACTACCAAGAGGAGCCAGAAGCTCGCTCTAATTTCTTCGACTATCCGCTCAAGCCGTATATACCATTGAACTTTATAAACAATGGCGAACACTGGATTGACTATACGACCCCATTCGAGCAAGCACTAGAATCTCAGATTATGCTCAATCGTAGGGGTAGGCAGATCATGGAGAATGCCGATAAGGCTAATCCTACAAAGGTGTTTGCGTCTGAGGCCATGACCCCAGAAGATGCCGAAAATCTTACGGGAGATCCAAACCAGTCGATTATAGTGAAGGGCGATAGCGTGGCAAATGCCTACGGTGTTATACCAGCTCAGCAATTACCGTCATTTGTCGTGCAAGACAAGATGGACTCAAGACAGCTTGTTCACACTATTCTAGGCACACCACCGCAGCTACAGGGCTCATCACAGAACGATAACAATACCCTTGGTCAAGATATTATGGCCAGGGATCAGGCTATGGGACGACAGGATGCTATTGTTCGGGCTATAGATTCGTTCATGCACAAGTATTATAGATACCTAGTCCAGATGATGAAGGTGTACTATACCGATGCCAAACAGTACACCGCTGTTGATGAAGATGGAACCTTTATGGTTGTCTCTATGAGCGCGGATGATATTGAAGATGGCATAGATGTCCGTGTTACCGCTGGCTCAACATTACCAATGAATAAAGAGCGCATGGAGGCCGTTGCCCTGAATCTTGCAAAACTTGGCCTGATTGATCCAATAAGCCTCTATGAAGCGTTGCGGCTTCCGAACCCACGTCAGATGTATGAAAGACTTGTTAAATACAAGGTTGACCCAACTCTACTCGCTCAAGATGTCAAAAATGATGATTCCGATCGTGATGCTTGGATAGATTACAAGATTATAATGGGTGGCCAAGAGACAGATCCGCGCAGTGATGTCACGCCAGAGCATATTAAGACTCACCAGCAACAGTTGATGGGTGATGAGTTTATGGAAGCGAGCCCAGATAGGCAACAGGCGCTGTTAGCTCATATACAGGCTGAAAATGACGCGCTTGCTCGCAGGGCTGAGTTAGAACAGATGGCTGCTCCACCGCCTCCAGCTCCTCCGGCCCCTCCTGTAACTATGAACGGTAAACCTAGGCAACAGGATTCGCAGCAAATACCGCCTCAGCCAAATCCAACCAGATTAGAAGGCATGAATTCTAACTTCACGCAAAGTCCAAACTTGCAAAACCCCAGCGAAGTACCTACAATTTAGGCATAATAGCCTAAAAGAGGAGAGCCCGATGGATTTAGAGGCCCAGGCAATGCAAGCTTTTGATGCCACAGAAGCAAAAAATAGTGATGCGACTGCTGATGATGCAACTCAGGACGACGCAGTTGCTGATGCACCAGTTCAAGATGGTCAAAAAGTGTCTGATGATACCACCGATGAGCAAAAAGAACAAAATACCGATGATAAAGCTGACGACGACAATACTGATGACCAGAAAGTTGAAGAAAAGTCAAAAGATGAGCCAGTAGATGATACAAAAGACGACTCTGACACGGAAGTAGCTGACAATAGGCCAGCATTCAATCCAGAAGACAGTCTTGAGACATTTGTTTATGAAGGTCTTGAGTCTATAACGGTGATTGGCAAGGACGGTAAAGAGTATGACGTTAAAGTGCCAGAGGAACTGCCGGACGACTTTGAGTTTCGTACCGTAAAAGAGGAGAAACTGTTTGATCAGGCAATGATCAGGCAGTCTGCTAATGCTGAAAAGCTTGTCGGTAGCTACAATGAGCAGCAACAGGTCGCTACGCAACAGTCATACAACAACACTCTTAGATCTGAGATTGATGCCGCTATAGAATCAGGTAGAATACCGAAATTTGATGGGAAAGCTATTAATCCAAATGGTAAGGGTGAACAACGAGCCCAGGCTGTTCTCGATTATATGAATGAGCTCAACAACGATCTTGCCAAAGCTGGCAAAACGTACAGAGTCCAGAGTTTTGAACATGCTTTAACGTTGCTTGAAGCGAACGAGGCGAAGGAAAAGCTCGCTGAGTACCAAAAACAAATAAATGAAGGCAAGAAATCTGTCGCTAGCATGTCGCCAAGTTCTGGTCAGGATGGTGCTGGTGAGCAACCAAAGCCGAAAACTATGCCACGGAACATGTCGGCTACCGATTTTGTCAGTATGCTTGATTCTCAGGGCGAAATATAGCAGATAGTTGACAATAAGCAGAAGTTTGTTACATTACATATAAGAGACCACTAGAGTCCGTCGCCAAAAAAGCGGCAAAACTCGGTGGTCTTTTTTTAGTAACTATAAAAAGGAAGGTAGCCACATGATTTTTTCAAATCGTGTTACGGACATTACCTACCAGCAAATTCTGCCGAGCCTTGTTGACCAAGTCAACAACTCGAACGTCTTTACTGCTAGAGTCCTCAACGCGCCAAAACAGTGGAGCGGCGTACGCATCGACAAGCCGATGCAGATCGCTAACAGTTCGACTGGCGGCTCGTTCGACGGCATGGATACATTCTCCACTGCCACAACAAACAACACTCGTACCGGTTCATGGTATGTAAAAGGATTCGAGCAAAGCGTAGTTGTCCCTGGCATCGAACGTGATGTAAACGGTAACAGCGAAAAGCAAGTTTTGAGCCTATTGGCCGCAAAGCTTGACGAAGCGCGAAACAGTGCAGCTAACGCAATTGGAGATTTGTTCTACGGCGTTGGTCTAAACAAAGACTTTGATGGTCTTGGCTTGATCGTCGACAATGGTACAAGCACCAGCTCGTACGCTGGCTTGACTCGATCTAGCAATACCTTCATCAACGGTGATGTTACTGCCTCTGGCGGTACATTGACACTTGATTTGGTAAGCCAAGAGTTTGACAACGTATCAGCAGCATCTAGCGATAGTGAGTCACCAGACATTGCTATCACTACAAAAGCTGTATGGACATTGTTCGAGAGTCTTCTTGCTCCAACACTAAATGGTTTCTACACAACAACACAAATTAACGGTTACAACAAGGTTAGTGGCGGAACTCCAAGCGGTACTTCCGTACCCGCTGCTGAGCTAAAGGGTGCTGCTGGATTTAATGCTATCAGCTACCGTGGTCGCCCAGTTGTTGCTGACGACAAAGCTACTTCTCAGGCATTCTTCTGGATCAATGAGACTTACCTTAGCTTCTACGCTCTCAAGAGCCTTGAGTCTAACGTCAAAAGCATCGAAAGCACCAACAAGGTTACGGAAGGTTTCTACAAAGACGTTCCTATGCCTAGCGCTTTCCAGTTCCGCGAGATGATGGATCCAGTAAACCAGTACGGCCAAATTGGCTTCTTGCTGTTGATGGGCAACCTGATTCACACTGCTCCTCGTCGTAACGGTAAACTAACCGGCATCACAACGGCCTAAAGGAGAATGATATGAACGAAGGAATTAGAACTTTAGTCCCCCAGGATCTGCGCGAGACTAGCACAACTCAACTCGTTGAGCTCGGTGCTATTGGCCGCACGAGTGATAACCGTCGCTTTGTCTATGCTAAGGCCGGTGGCGTATTGGCACCAGGAAAATTAGCTGTTGCTGAAGCTATCGCCGCTAACCACACGAATATCGCCGTAGCGTCTAACGCTGCTATCGGTGCTACAAGTGTTACCGTGACATTAGGGGCAACTGATGCCACAGAGAACCAGTATGCAGAAGGCTACCTCGTAGCTTACGATTCTACTGGCGCAGGTATTAACTACAAGATCAGTGGGCACCCTGCTGCTACCGGTAGCACTAGTTTGACCATCAAACTAGAGGAGCCTCTGATTGTTGCTCTTACATCTGCCGCTAGCAAGGTATCGCTCGTCAAGCACACTGCCAAGGATGTTACCCACAGCACTACTATCGGTACGGCTGTCGGTGTCGCAAACGTAGCAGTTGCAAGCGGTAGCTACGCATGGTTGCAAACTTACGGAACCTGCTCAGTATTGGCTGACGGTACCCCGACCAAGGGTTACGGGCTTATCCAGTCCGATGCCGTTGCTGGTGCTGTCGAAGTCGCTGCTGCGGCTACCAACCAGGTTGTTGGTGTCGCTCAGGAAACCTTCGTTGACACGAAGTACCCAGCTGCGTTCCTAAAGATAGGCTAGGCCTAGCTGCATTGAGGGGCGGGCAACCGCCCTTCTCACCATTCACAAACTCTGTAGCCTACGGGCATAAAAAGGAGAGCCAACCATGGCACGAAAGATTGAACAATATGTTCCAGTAGTAAAACTTGCTGGGCTAAACACAGATAAGGCTGCTGCTTTTGGTAGCACTCTATCTGTAACTGGCGTAACAACACTATCTGGTGGAGCAAACATCACCGGAGCGGTGGCCCCAACAACAATTACGACTGGTACTGGTGGACAAACACCAATTAGCGCACCTTCTGGCATCTCTAACTGGCAACCTGTTGCCGCTACTAGCGGTACAGATACAACCCCAGCCAATGGTACGCAGTTTGTGACTGCTATTTGGATTCCAGCAAACAAAACAATTACAAACATCAACTACCTCATCGGTTCTGTTGGTGGCACGGATAAAGTATATGGCGCTCTTTATAGCAGCACCGGTGCTCTACTCGCAAACACTAGCGTATCTGGTGGTGGTGCAACTGTTGGTACGGCTGCAAACATCCAAACCCTAGCGCTTACCTCAACGTATGCCGCTAAGGGTCCAGGCTTGTTCTATGTCGGTATCAGCATGAACGGCAACACTGCTCGTCTACGAACTGTACCCGCACACACCCAATCTGGGCTGTGGGCCGGATCAGTCTCTCAGACTCACGGAACAGTAGCAGCTATCACAGCTCCTACCACGTTTACCGCAGACAAGGCACCAGTAGTCTTCTTAGACTAGAATAGGTAGATTGTATAAAATTGACCGCATAATAGCGGTCTTTTTTATTGATATAATGAAACTATGAGTAATGCAAACCGTGATGCCAATAGGGTAACAACAATTTTGGCAGTTGATTACAGTGACCCAACAAATGAGGTCAACGTAACTGCCGATCCTGCGACAGGGAGGATGCTTACTCAGTCAACGATTGCTGGTTCTTTGATAAATGTTAGCTTCGATACTATACAGATTACATCGTATAGTGCGAATGATGATCCGCAAATAGTTCTTTATAAACAGGGCGGTACATCAGGTACATTAGTTGCTACTCTCACAATAACTTATGATGGGAGCAATCGCATAACGAGCGTAGTGAGGACTTAGATGGCGTGGTATTTTAACCCATTCACAGGTAACTTTGATTACTATGTCGTTGGTTCGGCGCCAGCACCGGCTGTCGATAACCTACTCATGGAGACCGGCGATCAACTTTTATTTGAAGATAACTCAGCAATACAACTAGAGGCATAAGGAGAGATACATGGCGGACACTAAAATAACGGCACTAACAGCAGACACATCACCAACTAGTGATGATCTAGTACCAACTGTTACCGATCCGGCTGGCACTCCAGCTAACCGCAAAGTTACAGCCACAAATCTCATTACTAAGGCACACGGACTTTCTGATGGCATAGTCAAAGTAGCAACAGGCACAATGGCAGTGGCAACATCTGGGACTGATTACGCCCCTGCAACTTCAGGGTCATCAATACTAAAGGGCAACGGTTCGGGAGGGTTTTCTGCCGCATCGGCAGGCACTGATTATTACAACCCAGGCGGTACAGATGTCGCTGTTACCGATGGCGGTACTGGCGCTAGCACTGCAACGGCTGGATTCAACGCTCTTGCGCCTACAACGACTCAAGGGGACATGATCTACCATAACGGCACAAATAATGTTCGTCTTCCAAAAGGGACAGCTTCGCAAGTATTAACGATGAATGCTGGAGCGACAGCTCCAGAGTGGGCAGCTGCATCAGGCGGTGGCGGCGGCAGCTCTTCGGTACGTATGAGGGTAGATCTAAACGCTGGGTTCACTAGGTCAGACGGTACTCCTGGTGCGAGCCAGGTGGTGTATGCCGCCAGCGGTACAAGCGCGTTGGTAGGTGTCAATAACCCTAAAGGCGTAAGCCTTTCCACTGGCACAACGAATACGGGCATAGCGTATATCTACTACCATATGGGATCTACTGCTAATGGAATTACAAACAATATCTGGGACAAGAATCCGCGCTTTTTCGCTCACTATTCAGAACTTGGAGACAACAGCGACCATAAGACATTTCTTGGTATCGGGGCTGACTGGTCAACGCCATCCGACAGTGGCGCATCGAGGAAGTTGATTGGTTTTCGTATACTGAGAAGCTCATCGACCACAGTTGTATACGCAGTGAATGGCAACGCCTCAAGCGAAACTGCGACAGATGTCACGAGCAGTCTTGATGGTTTCTCGGCAGCCGACAACAATAAGCCAACACTCTTTTGGATTGATATGACGAGCGGAACAAGCATAAAGTTCTACCACAATTTCACACTAGTTGCTACACACACGACCAACTTGCCAAGTGGGGCCCTGACTAGCGTCTCTTATGGCCCCGGTGTTTTCAACTATAATAATTCTGCTGGCACAGTATCGAACACTGCTTATATAAAGCAGGCATATGCAGACTTCGTATTGGTTTAATTAAGGAGTAATATGGCACAGATAACACTAACAATAGATGACGCAGTAGTACCAAGAGTACAGGCAGCTTTATGTGATGGTACTACAGTTAGCGTTGCTAATTCAAAAGCGAAGATCATTGAAATTATAAAAAACATAACAATCGCCTACGAGTATCGTCAAGCTAGATTAGCTGAAGACGCTAAGGTAGCGGCTGCTCAAGAAGCTGCACAGTCTGCTATAGCAGCTATAGCGTCAGCCTCGTCTAGCCAAATAGTTATATCTTAGTGATATACTGAAGCTATAATTTAACGGAGTCTACAAGTCCTATGGAGACAGACAAAACTTTACAAGAGGTTATTGCTGGATATTTCAAACCGAACGATTTTGTTCGTGTTATAAACATTGATACAGAGCCATTTGAATGGAACTATTGTGCTGATGAAGAGATATTCCAAGATCAGATATATCGTCGTGTTATAAAGCGCAAGATAGATACCTATCGCCTAGAACCAGGCGAGAGCCAAGTACTAGAGGGAGCTTGTGCGACCATTATGGTCGCAGCGTTGTTCAAAAAGGTTGCTCCAAAGAAAGAAAAACTTGGTCATAAGGCATTAGGCATAAATGCAATTCAGCGTCAATATCTTGACGAAATTATTGTTGGGACAGAGAATCCATTCGCAAAGCCAGTGAGCGATACAAGAGTATCAGACACGCCTAGCCAGACAACTCCTGCAAAGAATGACATCGAATCCGAGTTTGAAGATGCAGTGGAGAAAACAGTTGAAGCAGCCAAGCAGCCAGCCAAAAAGTAGCTTGAAAGATCAGGTTATCAGGGCTGATATCCTTTATGCTGCTGATATACTAGAGGCCAAGGAAGCTGAACTTCATAAAAGAGCTGCCGAAATTAGGTCTAGTGTAGACTTGGCTGATCAAAAGGTTGCTGCGCTAGACGCGCAGATAGCTCATAAAAAAGCATTAATAGAGAGTCTTAAAAATCAGGCGCTCAGTGCTAGAGAAGCGCTCGAAGCAGCTCAGCAAGAGGCAAACACAAAAATAGCTAAACTAGATGAGGAAGTAGTTAAATATGAGTCTGATAGAGATCAGTCTATCATCCATTTGGAGTCTGTGAATCAAGAGTTGCAGAGTAGTGAAGATGCGCTTGGTCAGCTGAGAAGTCAAATAGAAGACGCGACTGCCAATGTTCTCTCATTAGAAGATAGGATTATATCTTTAAAGACTCAGTCTCATGCGGAACAAGAAGCAAATAAAACAGCTATAGAGGAACTGTCTGTTACAATATCTGATCTTATGGAACAGCGCAGTGAGCTTGATAGGTTGGTGGCCAATGGCAAAGAAACGCTTCATAGGATAAATAAACGCATAGAGCTTGCCGAGACTAAGGCAAAGGTGGCTAGCACTAGTATCGAGCTCGACACGAATAAGCTTTTGGCAAACAGAAGAAAGCTATCAGAGGATATTGCTTTTCAGGAGTCTAAACTACAGTCAATAATGGACGAGCAGACTCATCGTATGGCTATAAATATTTCCAAGGAGAAGGAACTAAAAATCAGGGAAGAAAAGCTTGAGGAGTGGGCAAAGGAGCTTGGGTATAAAGAGCGACGTATACAGTCAGATCTCAGTCTGCGCTAGTGATATAATATTGGTATGACAAAGTTTTCTTCAGCTATGGATAGAGATGCTAATCGACAAGTATTTGGATCTGGTTTGCCATTCCTATCTACAAAATCCAGGACATACACAGGTGCTTCTGGGCTTGGTGCGCAGGGCGCTACTACCATTTTTACTGTTACTGGTGATGTTGAGGTTAAAATATTCGCTATCTGCGCTACTGATCTAGCTAGCACTGCAGGTACTGTTGAGGTAGGTATCTCAGGCAATACTGCTTCCTTGATAGCCCAAACAACAGCAACCGCTATAGATCAGGACGAGGTATGGCTTGATGCTACACCAGCGACTGCCAAGGCGTTAGCGCTAGGTACAGTCAATGTTATAGGCAACGGTGCTGATATAATAGAAACAATCGCAACTGCTAATGTCACTGGTGGTGCATTGACATATTATTGCTTCTGGCGGCCTCTCAGTGCTAGCGCAAGCATTGTTGCAGCCTAGTATAATAGGGGTATGAGATCCCCTACTTCATGGATGAACCAAAGCGGCACTGGTAGTGCCGGTACTTCTAGTGGTGAGTACATAGACACAGAAGATTCTTTTGATATTACGACCGAGGATGGTTATTCGCTGATTGTAGATTCTGCCACTAGTAGCATTAAGCAAACTACTGTATGGGATGCTGCTAGTAAATCTGCACAAGCTTGGCGTACAGATGGGTACTCTAGGGCTGTTAATTATGGGTCTGCTCAAGAGCGCTGTACAGAAGACTCTGATTCAAGAATCACCGAGGATGGAAATGTTAGAATAGTAGAAGACGCATATGAGTTATTAAAACCTCTAACCGAATGGACTGAGAGCTAATGGCAACAAAGAAGATAACTGAACTCACGGCAGCATCTACTATAGATTCTGCCACTGATGTGTTGCCAATAGTTCAGTCATCAGTCACCAAGAAGATCACTCGTAACACGTTGTTGGGGATCACTGGCGATCCAGTTGGCACAACCGATAGCCAATCTGTGACCAATAAAACTATTAATCAGACTAACAGTATCACTCAGACAGACAATGTTTTTGTAGTACAAGGTAACGCTGATAGCACCAAGAAATTCAAATTCAATGCTGGTAGTATAACTACTGGTACTACTCGAACTATAACGATCCCAGACGTAACTGATACTTTGGTTGCTCTAACTGCCACGCAGACATTGACAAACAAGACACTCACTAGTCCTACAATAAATACAGCGACAATCGTCAACCCAACGATTACAACCAATAGTATTTCTGAGTACACTGCTGCCAATGGAGTTACCATTGATGGGTTGAATATCAAGGATGGTGCGCTGAACACTAACAACTCAGTAGTGACGGCGAATATCACCGATGGTGCAGTTACATCACCTAAACTAACTATGACATATGGATTCTCAGCATATAGTACTACTGCTCAAAACACCGGTAATGCGGCATTTAGTATGGTTAACTTTCAGATAGAGGAATATGATGTTGGCAGTAATTTTGCATCATCAACATTTACGGCACCAGTTACAGGGTATTATCATTTCAATTCTAGGGTCGGGACTACTGCTAATGCTGCTATCCTAATCATATCTTTATATAAAAATGGAGCAGAGGCTAAAAGAGGGCAGGATGTTCGCGGTGTCAGCGGGGCAACGCCTGAAGGTGTAGTTGTTAGTGCTGATATGAAACTTACGGCTGGTGATACGGTAGACGTGAGAGTATATGGGAACGCTGCTCTTGCTATGGACGTAACACAGACTGGGTGTTATTTCACTGGTCACTTTATAGGTAAATAACTATGGCAAACAAGAAAATATCTGAATTAACTACACTCGGTACAATAGATAGAACTACTGACTATTTAGAAGTTGTCGATTCTAGCGCTGGAGCAAGCACTAAGGCTACTCCGAATCAAATATTAGGCATAACCGGTAATCCTGTTGGGCATAGCGATTCACAGACGCTCACCAACAAAACGATTACATCGCCAACAATATCAAGCCCAACATTATCTGGAACCCTAGTTGGTACATATACCATAGGCGGAACGCCAACATTCCCGTCGTCAGTAGTCACCCTTACTGGTGCTCAAACGCTTACTAATAAGATACTCACTAGTCCTACCATCAACACGGCAACTATTGCAAACCCGACACTAACCGTAGACACAGTCAGTGAATATACCGCCGCAAACGGGGTAACTATAGATGGTTTGAATATTAAAGATTCAGCGTTGAATACTAACAACTCAGTAGTGACAGCGAATATAACGAACGGTGCGGTAACAAGCCCTAAAGTGACATTCAGCGGCGCTCAAGCCTATAGAAATAGTGCTCAATCACTCTCAAACAGCACCATCACTGCTATTCAATTTAATAACGAGAACTATGATACGGATACATATCATAGTAATGCCACTAATAACACCAGGTTTACAGTACCATCGGCTGGCTATTATTTGTGTAAAGCAGCTGCTGAATTTGCGCCAAATGCTACTGGTCAGCGCTATCTTTGGATTTCGCGCGGCGGAACGACAGCCGAGCGTTTTGGCGAGATGATTCAACCAAGTAATAGTGCAGGTGGTTCAACAGTTATGATTGCAGTTGATGTGATATATGTCACAGCTGGTTCATATGTTGAAGCGTATGCGTTCCAGAATAGCGGCGGTGCTTTGAATATTTACGTTTCAGACACGTACGCAACAAGTTTTACAATAGCAAGGCTAGGATCATAGCGAGTATTATCAGCGCCATATTGGCGGTATGGACAACTAGTGATATTTATACTGTTAGCGGCACGTACGAAGAGGTTTAGGCTACTTGCTATAATAGAGGTAAGATGATTACCTTTCAAGATCTATACGAACAGGCTCAGGCTAACGTTGGCGACACGAGTACGGATAGTTTGTCGCTGATTAAATCTGATATAAATCAGGGGCTCAAGATATTTCGCAATACTCTGAAGCGTCCATACACACGGCTCAGCAAATCGGCAGATTTGACGGCTAGCCAGCAGTACTATCAATTGCCGGAAGATGCCGTTCGCATACGAGAGGTTAGAGCCACTAATGGCAATATGATGTTCCCGTTGAAAGAGATCCGTTCTGAATATATGTGGAATAGTATGAATGTTGTGAACGCTAATACTATAGCCGTTCCAACATATTTCTTTGTAAGGGGCAACGATGAGATTGGTCTTTGGCCGATACCTGGTCAGACTATTACAAATGGTCTTGAGATCAGCTATGAACCACGTAAGCCAGAATTTTTGGCTGATGACTACGAAACAGGAACAATAACTGTTACAAATGGCTCGACTACAATAACTCATTCTGGGACTGGATTTACTCCGAATATGGTCGGCCGGTACTTCCAGACTACTGATGGTACAGATGGGCTTTGGTATAGAATAGCGTCTTATGATACGACATCTACCCTGATTCTTGAGAACTATTACCAGGGCTTGAGTGGTAGCGGCAAAACATTTAGGATTGGTCAAGTTGCGGACATACCCGAAGAATACCACCTGAGCTTAGTAGACTATGCTAGTTATCGTTACTATTTACGCCGCAAAGACAAGGCCATAGCCGGTGAATTTAAAGGCCTGTTCGACTCTCAAATAAAAGATGCAAAACAAAATTATGCTAGCAAAACTAGTGGTGTCGTCTACAATGCGGTAGACAAACGCATGATCAATATATTCAATATTCCACCTAACACGATGTCGTAGCTATGGCCAAGAAAATTATCAATGTCCAATTTCACGAAGGCGGTATATCTACAGACCCAAAGCGCGGAATAGCTAATTCTGCTGCATATATGAAGGGTCTTGACTTCCGCAAACAACCAAGCCAATTGAGCGTGTTGCCACAAACAAGAAAGTTATCTGGAGGTAATGTTATAGATTTAGTCCTGGACATGTGTCAGGTGCCTAGTGGTACTCGATATATGATTGGTAACACTGGCAAGTTCTATAGTGTTGACACATCAAATGTCGTGTCAACTGTTGCAGACCTTGGATCGGCTTCCAGTGGCTTGCTGTATAGAGCAGATAGCGATGGTATCTATATAACAAATAACAAGACTGTTTCATACTATGATCGCATCGCTAGCTCTCCAAGCATCAAGGTGAATAAATTTGCCCAATCACGGTCTACAGCGACTACCGCATACACAACTGGTGGTACTCTTACGTATACCACCCCGTTGACTGTGAGCGAGTCTTCTCAAAACTACAAATCATTTCAATCAGATATTGAGCCATTGTATTCTATAAAAGTAAAAGTGGTCGACAAGGGTACTGGAGACTGGACGCTGACTCTTCATGATGATGCCAATAACTCATTGGCGACTTCAACTATTACGAGTGCTAACCTTACCAATAATTCATTGAATGAATTTGTATTTTCGTCACAGGTAAGGATTCTCGTCAAACCAAATGCTCGCACGTATCACTTTCATCTTACGTCTACAGTGGCAGACGGGACTGCCCAGTGTTCATCGGCTGGAGATTTATCGACAGCAGATTATGAGATATGGGCAGATAGGCTTGTATCGACCCAAAGCGGCTTGCATCCTGTAGTCCAGTTTACTCATCTTACTTGTATCGGAAACGAGCGATATTTGAGTACACACGAGCCATTGTCTGATACCCCATCTAATTTAGAATGGCAACGCCATAGGCTTACATTCCCCCCAGGGTATGAGGCGACTACTATGGCTACGACTGATGAGTTTGTGGCTGTCGGATGTGGCAAACGGTCAACAACTGGTACTAGGGATTTCCAGGAAGGCAAAATATTTGCATGGGACGGTGCGTCTACTACCTATAACTTTTTCGTTGATGTACCGATGGGAGCTCCACAATCACTATTCACGTTCAATAACCTAGTTTACTTTGTCGCTTCTGGGTCACTATATGTATGGCCTGGTGGCAAGCGTATATATAAGATCAGGACTCTATCTGATACCGATAGTACCTATACAGGGGTTGCTGACCAGACCTATAACTACCCCAATATGGCCACTGTTCGCAGGGGCATAATGCTGCTTGGCTTCCCATCGTACACTACAAACACAAACACAGAACATGCTGTGTACTCATGGGGAGCACTAGACAAGAACTATCCAGATGCTTTTGGCAACAATTATTCAATCTCTACAAGTACAAGATACAATACATCAGGCAATCTAAAGCTTGGCATGGTGAAGAATTTTGGCGACACTATGTATCTATCATGGCAGGACGATGCTAGCACTTATGGTGTTGATGTTGTCGACAATAGCTCAACTCCAGCCACTGTATTCACATGGGAGTCACTAGTAGTCGATGGTGGCGTATCCTATAAACAAAAGCTTGCCAACCGTATAAGAATCACAACCGAAGCATTACCGGCAGATACTCTAATCTATCCAAAAATAAAAGTGAACAGAGGTGCGTGGTTGGTTTCTACCCAACCGATGGCAGTTGGCGATACTAGCATTGTATACAATGTGCCGAATGGTTCTATGCGGTTCTATGAGGCACAATTTGGGTTTGACGGAACATATTCAGGCACAGCCCAAACACCTCCAAAAATTATATCTGTAGCATTTGAGTTTGACAGTTTAGACACTGAGAAGGATGTATAATGCAGCCAACAAACGACGTTGCCCAGGCTTACCCACTCAAGGCTATGGAGCCAACAGAAGAGCTAAAGGGTCTCGCTTACACATCTAATACTCCACTGCCAGAACCGGAGTGGGGTAGACTATTAAGCCGCCAGAGCTACACCCAGAACACCATGCTTGAGGGTAAGAATAAAAAAATAGTTATAAATGACGGTGCCATTGATCTTATAAAGATAGGCTATATAGATGACGACCAGACTGGCATCATGCTGAATGACGGGCTAAACAATAGAATACTGATCGGTAAATTTCCTGATGGAAATTATGGCATTGTTATAACAAAAGAGGGTTATAGTGTAGAAGATGTCTTTAGCTAGTCCAAACAACGTAGAGTTCTATAGTGGCACCACAATAGACAAGGTAGTTGATGATGATGGCAGCATGTCCTCTGATGTATCTGGTGGGAACCCAGTAATTCCGACTGCCTCAACAATTTCAGAGGCTCACACAATCGGAAGGCCGGTTATTGTAAATGCCATGTTTTCTATAAATAATGCTGATTTTTACCCAGCAGGAGTATCTATAGAGGGTGCGCTAGATGGCGGCACCGCACTCAGACAATATTCCAGATGCTACGGCTATGCTAGTGGCAGTACGGTATACTTCTACTTGGAAAATGGGTTCACTACTTCTAAGACATTTTATATTCGTTACTCGCTGGAGTCTTTAACATGATATTGTTTACATCACAAAAAAATTATATGAAGCACCATGCAGCAACGTCTACGACGATGGATAAGCCAGCTACTCCATCTGGATTTAACTATGTGTCTTCATTGACAATAACTCATAATCTTGGCTATGTACCACTCGTTAGGGCATTCTATGATCCAGACTCTATTGGAACAATTTATCCAGTAAATGGGCAAAGTGGTACCCAAACAGCAGGGCCAACAAGCCTCCCATTCTGGTTCTATATTGATGACATAACATCTACACAGGTAATATTCAAATGCGAAGGTTTTTCTCTTTTGTCAGGCACATTTCCTATATACTATCGAATATATTTGGACTTCGAACAATGAATATAGACGCAACGAAAGTTATATATGCCAGCACTCTAAATGCTTATAAAAATACTGGCGTTAGGTCAGGAACAGTGACTGTATCTGGCAATATAGCAGCAGGAGCTATCCAGGATTGGACAACCGATATATCGCTCAGCGAGGCAGCAAAATACTTCACTATTTTAGTAAAGACTACTAGTTTTACCGGCGGTACAGTTAGATGGCAAGCTATGCCATCGGCACTATATTATGACGTTCCAGCTTCTGGACCAGCAGCGAGCTTGCAGTGCCTGTTGGCGGTTATAGTGAACGGTACCACTGTTACTTTAAAAGTATGGACACTAAACCCATATGGCTCAACCATCACTATGACAGCCACTCCAATAGAGTTCAAATATGTCCCATATACGCTAGTAAGCTAGGCAGTATCACTCAGGTATAATAGAAGTATGAACCCAACCACATCGGCAGATGCTCTAAAACAAATGCAAGAATTTAGCTCTAATCGAAAGAGCTTGAGTGATATTTATTCTGGCGCACAGCAAGAGCTTGGTGTTAGCGATGCACAAAAACGAGCAAATGAGCTGAAACAGCTCACCACCTCTACAGAGAACCTCATTAGAGGAGTAGACCCGTCTGTCACCGGTAGGTTGCAAGGAGGGCTCGCTACTGAAGCCCAACGACAGCGATTGGTGGCTATGGAAACTGCTCCGTTGAGTGATCTATATCGTACCCAGACAGGTGCTTATGAAACAGCACAATCTGACTATAACGATCTATACAACAAGGCTAACACATTAGCATCGACTAAATACCAAGGAGACTCTGATAAATACAACTCACTAAAAGATATTTACGGAACACTTACGGCCAAAGAGCAAGCCGATGAAGACAAGCGCCGTTGGGAGGCTCAAATGGCCGAGTCAAAGAGACAGGCTTCGCTTTCATCAGCCTACGCTAGCCCGTCGTTCAACCAGAACAGCACGAAGACAACTGGCGGTGCTATGTCCGAGCAGCGCAAAGACGGTGGTTTTAATTTCACTATAAATGGCAAACCAGTTAGCGCTGCTATGTACGCCCAGGCTACCGGTAAACCATTTAGAACCGTATTGCAAGAGATGGCGTCAAGAGGTGACAAGGGCGCTCAAGTAGCTCTTGGATTCGTTGGTAATGATTATGGCTATGATCCACGAAGCATAGGCAGCAACGGCAGTCTATACAATGCCTTGGTATGGGGTACTGGCAAATCATTTACTGGGGCAGCTTCAAGCGCTCCAAAAATAACTAATCCAGGATTACAGTCTATGAGCTCAAGTAATGGTTTAGAGAGGTGGCAATAATATGCCAGGGCTATCGTTTGATACTGACAAATATGATCCTAATTTTGCTATGGCATTTATGCCAAAGCAGCAACAACCTCAGCCACAGGTTGAACAGAAAAAGAAATCTAATTGGCTTCTGAACCTTCTGCCTACAGCTGGCGGTATTATAGGTGGAGTTGGCGGCGGAATAGCTGGTGCTGCTGCTGGCGGCGTTGGTGCTATACCAGGTGCTGCTGCTGGCGGTGCTGGTGGATCTGCTATCGGTGAGTTTATTCGCCAGAAATTGGCTGGTGAGAGTGGTGTTGGATATAAGAAGCTTGCTACTGAGGCAGCACTTGGTGGCATACCATTAGGAGTAGGAAAAGGCGTTGGCATCGCGAAAGCAGGAACGGTCGTTGCTAAAGAGGCAACCGAACAGGCTGCTAAGTCCGGTGCTAAAAAGATACCCGTAAAGTTCATAGAAGATGCAACTATGAGTGCTACCAAGTCTCCTGTGAAGCAAACATCTCGTGGTCTCTATATAAATCCAACAAGATCGACAGTAGAGGATATTTATGCGAAGGCTAGCGAGCCTGGTACTACAGCTAAGCTTGGGAGGTTCAGAACAGCTGGCCCTGCCGGAAACCCACAAGTTCCCTATATTGCCACAGAGAAGACAAGTACTAAAATACCAGTATCAACTTCTACGGCAACAAAAGTATCCAAGCAAACAGTACCGAAACTAGAACAGATTATGGAGCCAGCATCAGATGTTGTAGCGAAGTCGAACAAATCAATGTTGACTACAGCGTCAGAAGATGGCGGCATTATGCGCAGAATTGGTCAGAAACTACGAGCAAGCTCTAGGGATACTAGCGCCAGTAGTAAACTAGGTTCTAGTCGCTATGGTAGTGAGCTTTCTAAAGAAACCAACGACTATGCTAGCAAGAACATACTCAAAGGCACAAAATCAATAAGCGCTAACAGCATGTATGAAACTGCCGACAAGCACCGTGCTGCTCTTGGCTCTGCATACAGAAGCAGCAAAGAGGCAGTCACTGATCTATCTCCAGATGTGAAGTCTAGCGCCTTGAAGTCTATAGACAAAGCAGTAGCAGACAACGCCGAACTTGTTGGTATGTCTAAACGCGATCAGCTATATCTCGATGAGATACGATCAAAGGTGGCTAATGCAAAGACTGGTAATGATTACATACAGATCCTGTCAGACATTGGCAAGAAAACATCAGACAAAGCCCTTGGGGGCGATGCTGTAGCCGCTCGTCAAGAACTACATAACACACTTAGAATGGCGCTGAAAGATGTTAGGCTGAATAATATGCCAGAGACATCAAAGATAGCTAAAGAGCTACATTTGACATCGAACTTTATGGAGTCCGTTGGCCGTCAGGCTGATAGGTTCAGGAACAATACTGGTGGTTTCGGGGCAAAGGGTTTGCAAGCGCTATCTGTTATGGGCGAGCCAATTGGTAGGGGTGTCGAAAATGTATCAAGAGCAGCATCTACCCCTATAGGTAAAATAATCGGACGCGAGACAGCTCCAAGGGCAATACTTGGTGCATATGGAACTAGTGCAGAGCAAACAGCCCCAACTGATCAGCAAGCGCCAGATCTACAGGATCTGATGTCCTCACAATACCAGCCAGAAACGTACGGCGATCAGCAGCCAGAACAATCACAATATCCAAAAGAAAACTTTGTGGCAGATGTTACCCGTGATATGCAAACTACCGGCGGCAAGAATGTCGCTAACTTAAAGATGATTTACGAACTCATGAACCCAGAGCCGACCAAAGAGAGCATAAAGGCTCAAGATGCAAACTATGCTGGCCAGCAAGCGCTGAACATTCTCGATACGCTAGAGTCGCAATTTGACCAATCTGGCGGAGCGCAGGGTCGTATACCTGGGCTTATAGCAAAAGGTGCTGGAAAGATTGGGCTCAATAATGAGGTCAATGTTTATAATGATGCCCGAACTGGGTTCTTGTCTAATGTTGCCCGTAGTCTGGGTGAGAAGGGTGTGCTCACAGATACTGACATCAAACGTATCACCGCTATCATACCTAGTTCTACTGATAATCCGGCAGAGGCAGCTGCTAGATGGAATATGATCAGGCAGATTATTGCTGGTGGCGTAGAACGAGCAAACGCCGCATATGGCGGCGCTTCTAGCTCTCAGTATGATTTACAGTCAATCATGCAGTAATCTTGCGTATTTTAACAACCGCAGATTCAGGCTCTATATCAAACTCTAGTTGGTCAGTAGAATTAAACCCATTACGGGCTGCTATTGTATTTAAATAGTCACGCATGATTTCTGTATTCATCTGCATTTGCATCTTGATTGATATATCAAAATGTTTCAAAAAATCATTTTCTTCAGTGCTCAGCTCTACCGATTGCCAGTTGTTTTCTTTGGATTTTTTAGATTTTATGTTGCCCATCAGCGCTTCTCCTCGGGTATGAACCCATACTTTTTAGATTGATCTGGGTATGCTTGCATAAACTCTTCGTTTGGCTTGCCATCGCGAGTATATGGTTGGACCATATCTTTACGATGATCTTCTCTTTGACGGTCCCTGTGCCAACCGCGATAGCCATCGTGTTGTTTACGTTTTGGGGCGTTCCCGTCTGGATAGTACACACCATTCAACACATAACTCACTCTATGATCCCTGCCTGTCGTTTCATCTCTAAATCTATTTCATACTGTACCCTTGACGGTGTCTTTGGGCTTACAACAGTGGTGCTAGACCTAATTGGCTGGCCAACTCTTGGTGTGGCTACCCCTGCCTTTTGTTTCGGCCTCAGCGCTGATCTGATGCGGCTAATCTCCCACAGGATTCTATCGAGGTACCAGCCAATGAATAAACCGACTAAGAATAGAAGCACATTCATTTCTCTGCCTTCTTTATTGTAATCATTGCGGTTGTCGTTATGAGTCTTGATACGACTGATATAGCGTTCACGACAACTTCTTTTATGACTTGTGCTGGATCTATAATACCAGCTTCCAGCATGTCGGTAGTAGAGGGCTTGAGATTCTTTATGTCATACCCGTGCCACTGCTTAGCTACCATAGCCTTTGCGAGATATTCGTGAGGGTTTTCACCGGCATTCTCTAGGAGTTCCATAAATGGTTGTTGGAATGATTTCCATGTAGTAGGAGCTTTCGCTAGCGCTACTCCACCGCCAGGCACGACTCCATCACGTATCGCAGCCTGTACTGCACAGACAGCATCTTCCACGCGTAGCTTTGATTCTTTCATCTCTACTTCTGTAGCGCCACCAACACGTAGTATAGCGATCTTACCAGTCAGTTTAGACAGACGATTCTTTATAGCTTCTATAGTCACAGGGTGCACAGCTTCATCTAACTGTTGTTTTAGATCATCTATACGTTTTACGACATTGTCTTTTTCGCCATCAGCCCCAATGATAGTCGTGCTAAACTCGTTGATTATAACCTTTTCGGCGTATCCTAAGTATTCTTTGTCAAACGACTGGGTATCTGTTCCTGACAGAAGCACTTTACCGCCGGTCATAACCGCCACATCTTCTAGGAACAGAGTTCTGTTACCGCCATATACAGGCGCATCTACGACGGTTGCGGTTATATTCCCCTTAATCTTGTTGAGCAGCAGCACACCAAGAGCATCGTCAACGACATCGCCTATGATGACGAGATTGCGAATATTTGCACCAACGATTTTATCGAGTAGTGGCGCTATGTCCGACACTGTAGATAGACGTTTTTCAGAAATAAGAATCGGTACTTCGGTAAACTCAGATTTTAAAAGCGAGTAGTTGTTTATGAGGTTTATGTCGGTGAATCCTTTTTGGAAGTAGAAACCATCAACGATTTCATTTTGGACACCAAGACCTTGGTACTCTTCTACAGTGACACCGCCATCAAGTCCTACTTCGTTTATAGTATCGGCTATCAACGATCCGAGCGCTTCATCACCAGCTGAAATTGCTGCCACCTTTTGCACCATATCCTCTGTAACATTCTTCTTGATGCTATCTATATACGCACAAATCGTTTCGGCCTCTTGTTCGAGTTCTCTTGAAACTGTCATACGATTGATGCCAGCACCTATTTTTCTCTGGGCTTCCTTTAATAAATGGTATGCCAAGATGACTACGGCAGATGTTCCATCTCCAACAGTCTGATTGTTCTTTTGTGATGCTTGAACAATTATACGAGCTGCCATGTTCTCTGCTGGGTCTTCTAAAAATACCTCTCTAACATTAGTCACCCCATCCCTAGACAGTATGGGATCTCCCCATGATTTTTCTAGCAATACATTCCCAGCTTTTGGTCCATAAGCTGCCTTTGCTACTTGGTACACCTTTTCTGCCCCAAGCCTGATTTTTGTTTGTGACTCTTCCTCGAATAGTACTGTTTTAGGATTCATCATAGCCCACCAGATCATCTACATGTATAAATGCCACTTTTTTACCGTTATTGTCAAATGTAGCGTCAAGATCCTTCATGGACTTCCAGTATACCCTTTTCCCTATTAGGATATCCCTATCTTCCTGTTTCATATTAGGGCCGAACTCTACTAATATGCCAGTCTGAGTACTGTCATATTTCTTAGCGGTTACATCTATATTGTTGTAAGGAGAAGCATCAAGCTCCACCAAAGCATAGTTCACGAGGGGTCTCATTAGGACTCAATCTCCTTGGTTATAGGCATAGTATAATATAGGAATAAAGAGAATATCAATGTAAAGGTGATTTGATGGAGTATTTTGCGATACAAGAAGGTGACAACACAATTATGGCACTCATAGCCATAATTAGCACCGTCATAATATCAATGTTTACTCTCATAAATTATTTGTTGAAAAGAAGCGACAAGACAATTCAGGCAAATACCAGATCTGGCGACAAACAAGCTACAGCTACATTAGAGCTATCAAAGGCTGTCGCACAATTGAATACATCTATAATAGAACGAGATTCGCAAGATAGAGAGTTTCACAAACAGGTTATGGTTCAGTTCGAGAAGTTGCACAACAAAACCGATGCCCTCACGACACGGCAAGAACAAATTCATGATACGATCAATGCTACTAGCATGAATGTTCGTAATTTATACGTCAACAGAGAGAACACGCCTAGTAAAAGGAGGAATAATGCAAGTAGTAAAACCAGCAATACAGTGGGTACAGGCAAACAGTAACAACTATTCTATTGGTAGAGTAAAGCCAATTAGGGTCATAACATTTCATCACATCGTAGGCTCAGATGACTCTGCTATAGCTAAATTCCAAAATCCAAGTGCTGCTACATCGGCACATTTTGTAGTCGGTGATGATAGAATCACCCAGATGGTGCCGCTCGTAGATACAGCCTGGACAAATGCTAACTGGCTGTCAAACTCCGAGGCGATCACTATCGAGCATGAGGGTGACTGGCGAAACGGTTATAGAAATGAAGCTGTCATTAAAAACTCTGCTCAGCTAGTAGCATGGATTCGATCCCAATACCCAGACATCACATTTAACCGTCATCGTGATGTAGCCACTACAGCATGTCCTGCTGATCTGCCAGTCGAGGAGATATGGGACAGAGCAACAGTCATCTTACAGACCCCAGATGAACCACCTGTCGCTCCAGCTACACCTATACAGATCACCGATATTCAGAACCGCATCGTCGTCACTAACAAGAATGCGAACCTATGGGATCTGAACTTCAACACTTGGGCAGAAGCTCGGGCGGTGAAAGTCATACCAGCAGGAACCGAAGTAGAGGTGTCAGCAGTAGCCAAACACCCTCTAGGTGGATCGTACTACCTTACAGAGTATTCATTCTCTAAAGGTATCAAGAATGGTATCAACATTGTGGACTGTTCAGAGAAACCAGCCCCGCCAGTAGTTGAGCCACCAATCGTTGTACCACCAGTTCCTACCCCTGTTCCATCTCCGCCAACGGAGTATGACAAGACACAGGATGCACAAATATCTGCTATACAAAAACAATTGGATGCCTTAAAAGATTTAGTAAATAGGATAATCGCCTGGATAACAGGCTGGAGTAAATAGTATGAACAAAGCTATTAAAGAAACTATAAAATTTATAGTTAGACTAATTGTACTGTTCGGTATACCTGCCATGATAGCGGCAGCAATTGATGCAAAGCCTGAGTATGCTATCGTGATCGGCACCATTCTTGCCGCTATAGACAAATATATCCATAAACTCCCCAACGAATATAAAGGGTTGCTACCTTTCTAGGCATGGAACACCAACCATTCTTAGAAGATCTGGATGATTACGAGCTAGACGAATGGCAGCAAAACGTCCAGAGAGAAATGGCGCGTTTAATCCTGGAGCATGACGAACTAGTCGAGGAACGCACCAGAAGATTCATGGTCAATCATGGAAGACGACGACTTCAGCCCTGAACTACATATACCCCATGATTTACCGCCCCAGACGGTCGATCAATTAGCTTTACAGGCTCTTGTGGATCAACTCTATTTGCGGTTGAAGTTCTGATCTGTTGAGTTCAGCGACAAAATATAGTAATATACCTGTGGTGGAGAACTCCTTGCTTATGAGCCTCCATTGAACGTACAGCGGTGCCCACCCCCTCTGTACGTTCTTTTTTTGTATATAAAAACCGGCAACCTCACAAGCTGCCGGTTTAACACCTACCTGACTGACCCTACATATATCTGCCGTTCCGATCTCTTTCCCTAGTTAGGCAGTAAACTTTAGTGATTGGGTTGTTCAGATTTTCTTTTCTAGTACACATTCTTAGATTTTCAACACGGTTGTCGGTACGTATGCCATTGATGTGGTCTACATCTAACTTTGAGTCGAAGTCTTCCAGAAAAGTCATAGCTAACCAGCGATGGCATGTCTTTTTGTTGTCACCGCCAAGAGTGATATATGTATACCCTCTATAAATGTTTAGCTGTGGCGTTAATTTTTTCGGAGACTTACTCCTAAATGCCTCTTTACCATTGACTGTTAAAAACCGTACTTTCCTAGCTTTAGAGCGAAAGTTCCCAAGGTTGCTACACTGATAATTCTCGTTGTTTGGTATGTCTTTCCATATTTCCACAAACGAATACTACCATACAACCTATCTGCAATCTATCACCCTACTGCATGTAGTCCAAGCTCTAAAGCTATTACCCCAACTCTTGTACATACTGTATGCGACATCCATGTTGGCCTGACCGTCGAACAACTGTCCATGTGAGCAGTTTATTTGCATCAACCCAAAACTTCCCATGCATCCTGCCCATGACATATGGTTATCATTCCAGTTTGCAGAGTTCGGATTGCCGCCACTTTCTGCCATGCACACGGCATAGGCTACTTGTTGCGGCCAGTCGTAGTTAAACGCAAGGCTACAGTCTCCAGTTGGTGTTGGCGCTGCAACAGCTGGTGCTGGTTGCTCCTGTGGCGCTTGTACAGGCTCTACAACTGGTTCTACTGGCACAACTGCTGGGATTATCGGCTCTGGTGCTTTAGCAGCAGCCACAGGCGGATTTTCTACAGTTGTGTGGTTTACAGTTTGTGTAGGTGCGATTGCGATTATCAGAGCGCCAAGGCTGGTGATGATGATCGCTTTGAGAATAGTTCTCATATTCGGGGGATGATTCCCCTTTGTTCCTTTGTTTATCATATGCCCACCAATCTTAGTTTACCTTAATCGCTTTTTGACAAAAGTTCTGGATTCTCGTAGATGTTGCCGATGACTTCGATTAGATCTAATTGTGTATTTGGGTATTCGATCGTATGGATGCATACTGGAGCGCCATCGCATCTAAACTGACCATATTCAAATATAACCTTATCTGTTGAATCGTAAATAATTGTTCCATTTCTATTACCTGATCCGTCATATGTAGCATTAAACGTTTTGACTATATCCCCTTCATAGATATCCACGTTGTTCTTATCTTTGAGGCCGGTGTATAGCACGAGGGTGACATCAGGCCAACCAAATTTAATCCCTTTGCCAGCCATAGTTTGTGACCAAACCCTATCGCCGTCAACATCCATAACTAGCCCTTTGAGCCACTTCTTATTGGCGTTATCCCACGCCCTGGACTTGATTTCTCTCATATAGCCTCCTTATGATGTTAGGTTTTCAGGGTGAAACTGGTCTAGCCAGTCCTCCCCCGCTTGCTCTTGCTGCTCGCGTACTTGGTCTTCGTCCATTACTCATCCTTTCCAAAAACAGCTACGAGCAAAAATGCTACTGCCACAATACAAGCCGTCAGACGAGCGTTTTCACTCAGCATAGGCAAATACTCAGCTAGACCACGTACTGCCAGTCCTGCGAGCAGTATGATGCCCACAAGTGGCATTACGTGATTGCCTACCCACCTAGCAATGACTTTGATGAACTTTTGTGTACTGAAACGTGTGCGCTCGACTGCAACAACGGTTTTCTTTTCTGGCTTTCGCATCTCTACTGGTTTGCTTTTGTTCATAACTATCTCCTTGCTTATTTTGTTATGTGAGAGCATTGTAGCACAAGCACCATATATGTGTCAAGCCCAAATATAGACGACGGCTGAACAGCTAGCTTTCTAAAAGAGAAGCACCGTCGTCTATATTTGGGCTTGTGTTATTCGTCTATACGCCAGATAGAGAACTCTACTCTAGGATTTGTTTTGTCTACATTCTTTGATAGCGTCATCTCGAAAACTTGCCTGTCGTTTTTGTATGCACCGGCTTTTTGTAGCACGTCCATGAATAGACTGACATCTAGGTCTTGCCTCTTTGTCGGATAAAACACTGTACAGTTCATGCCGACTGGCCCAATGAGTGGTTGCTTATTGCCTAAGATTTTTCGTATCTGCATTATGGCAGTTTCCTCAAAGAAAAATGCCTTTTCCGACTTTATGCTCCTAGGCTTGTTGTAGTTGAATACTATTCTTCTGGAGTTTGACTTGCTAACCAGTTGTCCATACACAGTGCCTGATATTTCTACCACACCCAACTCCTATATTTATATAGTCTAATTATTGTTCTAGTATAGCAATAATTAACTCTGCTACATACCGATACTCAGGTGTGTAGGGTTTGAGGATTTCTTCGATCTGGGTTTTCACAGCTCATCCGTTTCGTCGATTATCTCTGCGCTGGTGATCTCGTCCCAAGTTATAACACCCTCATCTACTAGCTTCTGTAGCTTGCGCTTGTCTAGTTGTATAGATATTTCATCGTGTAAATTGCTCATAGCTTGTAGTACTCCTTGATCTTTGCTCTAAGTTCTTGACGAAGACCGTTCCTGTAATCATGCAGTTTGTTGTAGTACTCGTACTCGGTGTCTTCAGGTTCGTCTGATCCGATCAGTTCCAGCATGTCTGTGTAGAGGGCTTGCTTGGTGGCAGACTTTTTCAACCAATCATGCGCTTCTTCATCTTGGTCAAAATCGCCCTCGTTATAGTGTTCGTCGCATACCTCAATATATGCTTTGAGTAGTATGTCGTCTATGTTACTCATGCTGTGCCTGATATTCTCAGCAGCTCGTGTCGTTGCCTCTTGGTCTTGGGCCATACCCTCAGCGGCCTTGAGGATTGATTCGTCTGTAAGCAGTTGTTCGCGGCGTTCGTTCGTTCGTACCCACGAACCCAACCCACACACCACGCCACACTTATTGCAGACGTAGCAGCTTGTACCCTCATCGGCGGTGTTGACGTGTACAGGGGCTTTGCAGCAGTCTGAGAGTTCACTCATAGCTGCTCCTTATCTATCTGGCTTAGTAAACTAAGGCAAGCTCCTTCTACATCTTTGTCAGTTGCGTTAAGGTCTATTGAAAAATCCCACTCTAGGTTTGGATAGCCAACATACCACCATCCAGCCTTATCATAATTTATTGTTAATTCTCTGCCTTTTCTTATTTTCGGCAAAAGCCCGATAATCTCTTTCAGGTCACTCATAGTTGCTCCTCCCATTCCTTTATTCGCTCATGTAGTGCCAACCCTGTTCCGTCTGGCTCCCATCCCTCGGGTACGATTTCGGGTTGGGTTTTGTTCCAGAGGGTTTTGAGTTCTTTGAGGATCTGGCGGTCTGTGTAGGCTTGAATGGCTTGCTCAATATCTTCTTCTGACGGTTCAGGGCAACCTACATCGAATCCACTCCCAAAATCGAAAACCATTTTCATTATGTTGTCCAGTTCGTCAGTGTCTTCACTCATACTGTCCTTTCGGCTTTTATAGTTTCTACTGGTACGGCTTTGGTTGTTGGTGCGCCGTATCTATGTTCGTGTGTATCAAATGTCTCTGCTTGCTCCAACAGCCTGTCTAGCAGGGCGTTCTTCTCTTTGGCGATCAGGGATTGTATGGCTTGCTTGAGGTACTCAGGTGCAAATGTTGCTTCATCACCGCACTCGGTTCTGATACTAGGCAACTTTGTATCGTCAATAAACTTATCTAGCTCATTTGTACTGATCATAGCTTGTCCCTCATTTCTTTAATGTATATTGCGCTACTGCGTATGGCTTCGTTCCATTCACTATCGGCTCGGTGGTGTGGGTCACGACTATAGGGGACAATCCAAAGCAGCCCATCTATAATCTCAATTACTTTATCTAGTAACACTTTTTGCTGTCTTGCGTTTAGTTGTAGTATGGATTCCTTTGTGGTGGATTCTTTCAACCAATCATGTGCTTCTTCATCTTGATTAAAGTCGCCCTCGTTATAGTGTAAGTCGCAAACTTCGATATATGCCTTTAGTAGTATCTTGTCTAGCTCGTCAGTGTCTTTGGCCGTGGGTTTGTTATGGTCACATGTCTGCCCTGCTGAGTGAAACACTAAACAGTTAGTTGTGGGTGTGTCTTTGGTCATAATCAAAACTCCAGTGTAAAGTCTTTTAGACCTTCCAGAACAGACTCATCGCCAGTCTGCCAGTATTTTTGTATGATCTTGATATTCCAAGCATGTATCGGGTAGTCTTTACCGTCGATCTGGATATGTGTTGGGGTCTTTACTAGGGTGTATTCGATGTCGATCTGTTTGGTCATTCCTGTGCCTCCGTTCCGTGCAGTGGACAAGCTCCGTTGATCCAGAACTGTCCGTTTATGCCTTTGCCGTAATGATTATCGATCACAGGACACGTGCACTTTTGTGCTTGTGCCTCGTCGCTGCCTGGGTTTGGTTTCATAGCTTGATCTCCTTGCCACATTGTCTGCATATAGTCTTTTTAGTCTTAAAGTCGGTGGCGTAGTTATGACACCACAGTATGCATTTTAGCTTTATCATGTCGTTCCTCCCTACTTACGAATCTTCCATGACTGTCACGTTTGTATCGTCCAAGTGATTCTTGAATCCTAAATCTGAATTGACGTATTCTCATTCCTCTGCCTCCGATCCGCTGACTGCGGTGATGGTCACGTTAGACACTTCACAGTGCTTGCGACGCTTTAGGTTTCTGATGAATCGCTGTGCTTCTGGTCTCGTGGTAAACGTCATGGTGTACCAACCGTCACTCGCGGCGGTAGGCTTGTTGGTTGGATCGACTAGGCGGTATATAAGTATGTAGTTCATGTGTTCCTCCGTTTAGTTCCCTTTACGCCATCTCTTGAAAAAGTCGATCTGATGTTTTTGGCGGTGAGCCTTGCTCCAATGTGCTGCGTAGCCGACCTCCCGAATGCGTATGTTGCACTCTGGACATCTGACCATCATGCGTGACATGCCATAAGGAGGACTTTCCATCTTAAATGCCTTTGGTGCTGGTGGCTGGAGGCTGAGTCCGTAGATGATCTCTGCTTCTTCACGTTCCTCGGGTGTCATGACCAATACCAACCTACGTGATCTTCGATATATTGGAACAGATCAATGTTGTCAGACTCGTATAGCCGTACCGTTTCACTGTACACATCTGCCATATTCGGATTAAGCTTCATGTGTTCGGTGTCTCGAAGCTCCTTTTTACAGAAGTCGATCAGAGCCTTTAGCTCCCGATCATTCCTGATCGCTCGAAGTCCGAACCCGTTTCTGATTCGGTATAGTTCACTGTGCTTGCTTCTGAGTTTATAAAACATTGGTTGCCTCCGTTTAGTTGTCCCGAATAAAGTGCTAGAGCAAGTCGGTTACAGTCAGTTGATGCCCGATTCTCCTATTGCACACCAACCCTTTTCGGTGCATACGTCATCACTTGCGATTCCTGTCCGTATGCTGAATGGTGCTTTTACTGCTTTGCTTGCTCTAGCGCATTATTCGTGACTTGGATTGATTGTAGACAAGGCGCGAGAGCTAGGCCTGCAAGGCTTAACTCTCAACCGATATTCGTTAGTGTGTAGGCCCTCGGTTCTTCTATTGATACACAATTGCATTCTCGCGTGCCAGTTTGCTAGACCTCGCACTATGTCTACAATCTTGTTAATGTTCACATCTTTTCGCCTATATGAACGGTTTTGCTAATTTCGTTCTTGTGGCTATTCAGTAAGGGGTGCTAGAAGCGTCACTTTTCGGTTTGCCTAACATACCGTGAACCCAAAGTTAGGAAACAACCTTATCGGTTATCACTTGTCGGTTCTGTGAATTCACTTCCAGCAATCCTTACTGAATCTTTTAATGTGCTGTTGGGCGCATAGTTGCTGGTAGCAAGTTGGCAGATTGCACGTGTGCTTCGGGCTACCCTGCTGCTTCTGCTTACTACCAACAATCTACGCCCAACTTGTTAAATCCTGTTTACCCAATTTGTTACATAATTTATGGTGTGTAACAGGGGTAAATGTTAAATGGTGCTAGGGGGCGCACCATACCGATGCGTTATTTCCCCCTAGCTGCTACCTACCGCCCTACTACTAAGCAACCATACGGAGGCCCAAGCGGTAGGATTGACGCGTGTCGGCGGTGTCTTTGTCTCATGGCTTACATGATGCGCGACCCTTTCTGCCTCCTGCTACAGCTTTTGAGGTTTCCGACTTTGTTTAATATTCAACTGCCAACAAGTAGTCCTCTAGCGGTACGCCCCCTGCTACTGCCTGGCATAGATCAGCGTTTCCTTGTTCACCAACACTAGGTTCGACCCATTCGATGTACTCAGTGTCTAGGCTTGGGTGCTTCATGCGCATACAGTATTCGGTTTCGCCGGTGTCCATAAAGTTGTCTACTTGATACAGGCGAGTACCTTTTATCCCTGCGTGGATTAGTTTGGCTTTGACCTGTTCCAGTAAACGATCTGGCCTTAGAAACTGTACGGCGACCGCTCTTTGGTCGGCGTTTTCAATCTTGCCAAGATTTTCAAGTGTAATTTCTTGATTGACGACTTCCTCGAACAACTGTTTATCAAACTTTGCTCCATGCAGGTAGTAGTACCCTGTACCGTCAGCCCACTCAATCGCTTTGTCATGGTCGTAGTGGAGTCGTCCTTGGGCATTTAGAACTATACGGGTAGGCTTACGAACGATATGTACCTCATCTGCGAGAAGCAAATAGCCCTGTACCATCTCCTCGAACCTACACACATGCTGGAAATCATTGTCCTGCTGGTTGTCGTTGAAGAACTGTAGAAACTGCGCATAGCCTGAATCCTGCCAAGCCCTGACCGAAGCCCCGACCGAAGCCCTGACCGAATCCCAGACCGA